GAGGATGCCAAACGCCAGGTAAAAACTATACCTGGCAGCGTCATCAACCTCAGCTGCAAGAACCCCTCGAGAGGCGTAACCCAAGCCACTGTCCACCACGCGCTCCGTGGCCGATGCAACCTCAACACCCATAGACACAAGCCTGCGATACCACGCCTCCCACACCGGCACCCCGCGAGTCAAAGAAAGACCACAGGTGCCAATGGCGCCCATCCAGGCAGCCACCTCATCAGGTGTGGACCAGGGAAGGAGTGAAGTGGCGTCTTTCGACATGGCCACTCTAGGGTTGCGCACCATACGCCACCCAGTGGAGAGCAGCACAGGTTGGAACTGGCAGAATTCCAGGCGCTCAAACACGGACTGGGTCGGCTCCCGAGTGAGCGTGAATCCGAAGTCGAGGAACCACCTGTCAATATTATCAAACAGGTGGAGATCCGCCTTCTCACAGATCACAACACAATCGTCACCATTGTTAGCCAAGCGTGCACGCGCCCCAACCATAGAAATGAATTGGAGCACTATGCACGACATGATCAAACAATTTCCCATCCCAGTGTTGATATCGCCTGACATCCTGCAACCATCAACCTTGTAACTAAACCCTCCATCAACTGCCCTGGCAAAACCGGTGTTGCAAAGCTGCATGCGCAACAAACGAGCGAGTTCAGGGGACCCAAAGACCTGGTTGTATACTGAATGCTCAAACTTCAGCGCGTCTTGGGAGACGTGCTGGTCAAAGCGTGAAGCATCCAACCCAAAGCCCACTGGATCCACGAAACTGTCCCAATTTGCTCGCAGCTGCAGAGCAACATCATCAGCGTTGAGTCCCTTCAACACTACCTTGTAGCCAAACGCTCGTCTAAAGCCTTGGCACATCTCCACCTCGAACAATTTGAGGTACCTCCCGACCTCAAGATTGTAACGAGGAGACCTTGGTTGTATAACGCGAGGTGCAGGATCGCCCTTCTTGGAAAGGTTCACCTTCTCAGCTTTCACAAAAGTGTTCACAAACGAATCCCGGAGCTCAACAGCCCGAAGCCTAAGGCTCTCCGCAGCAAGTGCATAGCGGTTCTGTTTGCGCCCGCTGTAGAGTAGAGGATAATCATCCCGCTCTACAACAGGGGTCCGACACAAAACCCTAAGCAACTTGGCCCGAGTGGGCATGAGACGCTTGAAAACCCCCGGTGTGGGCTGTGGGG